CCGAAAGGAAAGTCTGAGCAGTATATGAAGGATATAATGGCTAGGTATCGCAATAAGCTTGTGTACGATGCCAAGACTGGTGAGATCAGAGACGATCGTAAACATATGTCTTTACTCGAAGATTTCTGGCTTCCAAGACGTGAAGGTGGTAGAGGTACAGAAATATCAACTCTACCAGGGGGAGAGAATCTCGGTCAAATCGATGATATACAATACTTTCAGAAGAAGATGTATAGATCTTTGAACGTACCTATTAATAGATTAGAGCAAGAGTCTCAATTCTCTTTAGGTAGGTCTTCAGAGATAACAAGAGATGAATTAAAGTTCCAGAAGTTTATTGATAGATTGCGCCGTAAATTTTCCCAGCTATTCGTTAATATTCTTAAAAAGCAGTTATTGCTAAAAGGTATTATTACAGAAGAAGATTGGAATAATTGGAAAGCAGACCTCACAGTTGAATATGCTAAGGACAATCATTTTACAGAGCTCAAAGATTCTGAAATTCTAAGAGAGAAGCTTCAATCTCTCGACATGGTTCAGAATTATGTTGGGGAATATTTCTCGAAAGAATGGGTAATGAGAAATATACTTTATTTAAATGATGATGAAATTGAAGAAATGCAAAAGCAAATTAACGGGGAAGGTGAACAAGCCCCACAAGGAGATGAAGATGAGTGATATTGAAGAGTTAATCCAAGCCGCAGCTAACAAAGACTATGCAGCTGCCACAGATAGATTTAACAGTCTAATGAGTGATAAAATTTCTGATGCATTTGAGCAAGAGAAGATTTCTCTAGCTAATAATATTTTCAACGGGCTAGATGAAGAAGAAGTAGATGAGCTCGAACAAGATGGAGATATTGAAACAGAAGAAGATGAGGAAGATATCTATCTCGACGATGATGAAGACGAAGAGTCATAGTTAAAATAAAAATATTTATAAATAACTACGCAAATATTAAAGATGAAGAAATTTTCAGAATTAAGAAAGAAAAAGCTACCGGGTGAGCAGGTATCAAGTTTTAAAGTTGATCGCATACCCGTAGCTGTAAATAAGGATAAGGGCAAGTTTATCGTCTACGTAGATGGTGATAGACTTGATTCTTATAGAACACAAAAGGAAGCGGAAAAAGCCGCTACTACTTTTGTTAAGCAATTTAAGGCACAGTAATATGAAACTGATTGCAGAATATACAGATCAAGACCTTGAATGTATTGTCGAAGCCAAAGATGGTAAGAAGACATACGCTATTGAAGGTATATTTGCTTCTGCAGAGCAAAAAAACCGTAACGGTAGAATCTATAAAAGAGACGTTATGGAAAATGCCGTCAACAAGTATATTGATGAACAAGTTTCAAAAGGTAGAGCTGTTGGGGAACTCAATCACCCTGAAGGACCAACAATCAACCTAGATAAAGTTTCACACAAGATTGAATCTCTTAATTGGAAGGGAAACGATGTTGTTGGAAAAGCGACAATACTAGCAACTCCTATGGGTAAGATCGTCGAAGGTCTTCTTGATGGTGGCGTTAGGGTTGGCGTTTCAACTCGTGGTATGGGAAGTTTGCAGCGTGGCACTGACGCTATGATAGTCGGTAAAGACTTCATGCTCAATGCTGTTGATATCGTTCAAGATCCATCTGCACCAAACGCTTTTGTTAATGGGGTTATGGAAGGTGTTGAGTGGGTATGGAATAACGGCATTATTGAGGCTCAAACAATTGAAAGAATGGAGACCGAAATTAAGAAAGCTCCGCGGAAAGACCTTTATGAGGTACAAATTCGTGAGTTTAAGAATTTCCTCTCGTTACTCAAATCAAAAATATAAGGAGTCGTTATGACTGAAGATCAAAACTATGATCAGGAAGTTGAACTCCACGCTGATGTTGATAACGAAGTCGTGGAAGAAGCTCATGATCCTAAGAATGCTGAAGCTCAATCTGTAGCTTCTGTTGATAAGGCTGGTGAAGCAACCGGAACCGCTAAGAAGCGTAAGGGTGACAACACCAAGAAAGATCCAATGCCTAAGACTAAGACAGGTATGATTAACGCCGCATATCAGATTATGTCCAAAGCCAAGAAAGAAGACTTGAGTGTCATGCTTTCTAAAATGATGGCCGAAGACCTTGAAGCGGACGAAGGATCTGTGACAGAAGATAATGTTGAATTTCAGTATGAGGCTGATTTTTCACAAGATTTGAATGCTCTTATCTCTGACGAAGCTACTTTGTCAGAAGAGTTTAAATCAAAAGCTGAAACAATTTTCGAAGCAGCGATTACATCAAAGCTATCAGAAGAAATTGATAGGCTTGAAGCCAAGTATGACGAAGAGCTTAATGAAGCTGTTGAGTCAACAAAAGCTGATCTTGTTGAGAAAGTAGATTCATACCTCAACTATGTAGTTGAACAGTGGATGGCTGATAACCAAGTAGCTATTCAATCAGGCTTGCGTGCGGAAGTAGCTGAGAACTTTATGAGCGGATTGAAAGATCTGTTTACTGAGTCTTACATCGAAGTACCTGAGTCTAAAGTCGACCTGGTAGATGACCTTGCAGAAACCGTTGAAGAGCTCGAAGAGCAACTTAACGAAACAACTGGTAAGGCTATTCAATTAGCTGAAGAACTTGAAGCGTATAAGCGTGATTTTATTATTCGTGAAGCCTCACGTGATCTCGCTGAAACTCAAGTTGAAAAGCTTAAGTCACTATGCGAAGATGTAGATTTCGATGACGAAGAAACTTTCACTAAGAAAGTGGTAACTGTCAGAGATTCTTACTTTACTAAAGAAATCTCAGAGTCTAAAGAAGCAGCTTATTCAGAAGAAGAAGACGGTGATGCACCTGTCCAAGCTTCTGGATCAATGGGCCGCTATCTCCAAGCTCTAGAAAAAACAAAAAAAAATAAAAGGAGTCCAAAATGGAATCATATGATCGTTTGATCGAAAAATGGTCCCCAGTACTCGAAAATGAGTCTGTAGGATCAATTCAAGACGCGCACAAGAAAGCTGTTACAGCTGCGCTCTTGGAAAACCAAGAGAAGGCATTTGCTGAAGAAGCTGCACAAGGTTCATTCTTGTCAGAAGCAGCACCTGCTAACAACACTGGTTCAGCTGCGAACTGGAACCCAGTTCTGATCGCACTTGTACGCCGTGCTATGCCTAACTTGATGGCATATGACCTTTGCGGTGTTCAGCCAATGTCAGGACCAACTGGCTTGATCTTCGCTATGAAGTCACGCTACAATGGTGGAACTGCAAACAATACAACTCATCCAGAAGCATTGTTTGCTGAAGCTGACACTGGTTTCTCAGGCGACGCTGGAGCCCTTGGTTCAGTTACTGCTGGTTCATCAGGCTTGGAAGGCGCTACTGACGCTGATACTTCTGGTGCAATTGATGGTGCAGAGCGTGATACTGCTCTTGCTGGTTTAGCTATGGCAACTACTAAAGCTGAAGCTTTGGGTTCAGGTGCTCCTAGCCAAGACTTCCAAGAAATGGGATTCACCATTGAAAAGGCGACGGTTACAGCTAAGTCACGTGCTTTGAAAGCTGAGTACTCACTCGAACTTGCTCAAGACTTGAAAGCGATTCATGGTCTTGACGCTGAGACAGAACTTGCAAATATTCTGTCTACAGAAATTCTTGCTGAGATTAACCGTGAAGTAATTCGCTCAATCAACTCGCAAGCGCGCTTAGGTGCACAGACCCAGCAAGTAGCTACTAAAGGTATCTTTAACCTTACTACTGATGCAGATGGTCGCTGGTCAGTTGAAAAGTTCAAAGGATTGATCATCCAGATCGAGCGTGAAGCTAACGAAATTGCTAAATTGACTCGTAGAGGAAAGGGTAACTTCATCGTTTGTTCTTCAGACGTTGCTTCTGTTCTTTCAGCTTCTGGTATGCTTGACTATGCTCCAGCAATGAACACAACTTTGAATGTTGATGACACTGGTAATACATTTGCCGGTACATTGAACGGACGTACTCGTGTTTATGTTGATCCATATGCAACAGCTGATTATATCAATGTAGGTTATAAGGGTACTAATCCTTATGACGCTGGTATGTTCTACTGCCCTTACGTCCCACTCACAATGGTACGTGCAGTTGGAGAAGATACTTTCCAGCCTAAGATTGGCTTTAAGACTCGCTACGGTATGGCTCCTAACCCATTCGTAGGTGGTGCTCCTCAGGATACTTTGGCAGCAACAGTTGGTCAAAACCAATACTACAGAATCTTCCGTGTAGACAACATTCTTAAGACTAACTAAGTCTTCTTAGTGTTTATAATTAGAAGAAGATAATATGTGCGAATCGGGGGACTTAGGTCCCCCTTTTTTTTACTGGATATATAATATTATGGCTACTTTAACTAATAATTTAAATTATTTACAACCTACCAGTTTTAAACTCGTTTTGGATCGTAAGAACTATCCAAATCTAGAGTTTTTCTGTCAGTCGGTTACCCACCCAGGTATGCTCATGTCAGCCGTAGAAGTACCGTTTCGTAAAATTGCTGGTGTACCAATGCCAGGAGATACGTTGACTTTTAACGAATTATCAGCTAATATTATACTTGATGAAGATATGGAAGGATATGCTGAGATGTATAGCTGGATCAGATCTTCTTTAGATACTAATATGGGTACAAGAGCTAGCCAACTAATGTCAGAAGGTATACCGCATTTTGCAGATCTTACTCTACTTATACTGTCCAGTCATAATAATACAACAAGGCAGATAAAGTATAGAGATTGTGTACCTACTTCTTTAGGTGATATAAGTTTTGAATCCACCTCTACTGGTGATACATTTATAACCTTCAACGCATCATTCAGATTTACATATTTTGAATTGATGGGAGTAAATAAAGCAACAGGAGAGATTACAGAATCATTTAGTATTAATCGTTAATTATGAGGTAAAAATGAAAGAATTAGATACTATTTTAGAAATGTGGTCGAAAGATTGCGCAATTGATAATATGAAATTAGATGATGTTTCTCGTGATACACCTAAGCTACATGCCAAGTACTTGCAGCTTTTATCACACGCAAAAA